TTGCACAGCACCGTTAGGCATCGGCTTCATCGGCTTGCCATTGATGAACGGCATGTAGAAGGTTTTGCCTTCAGAGTCGTTGAAGTAACGAATATCAAGGGCGGGATTCTTCGGAGCCTTTTCCAAATCGTAGTAGCTAGGATTGACAAAGCCACCGGCACTGAACGCCATTTCGGTTTGTCGACCAGTTTCTTCTTGGTCAACTTCCTTCATGATGTCGTCGATCTCGCTCTCGAAATCATCGTCTTCTTCGTAGGTGTCATCAGCCGCAGCACCGGCTTCTTCGGCATTGCCCATCTGACCAATATCGTTCATGCGAGCAAGACCCTTCTTAGCCTCATCACGCATCTTCATCAGTCGCTCAAGACCAATGAAGCGAACGACGTCAGCCGGAATGACGAACTCACCCGGAGACAACTTCGCGTCGACGTCATCCCTGACTTCTTCGGCAAGCGATCCAGTGGGCACGTCATTACCGCTGACGGGATCGACGTCTTTGCCGTCGTCCATCATGCCGCCTTCGGCAAACAACTTCTTCTTGTTTGTAGTGATGGCACCGACGCCAACTTTACTACTGCGTTTCTTTCCGAAGCCCATTGATTTCGTCCTTCAGTTTTTTGAGCGCACTTAGCGCCATCACTGCGCCTTGAGCGCGATAGATTTCCTGCACATCAGAGGACTGCTCAAGCTTGCGTCGATGATTGTCAACATGCTGATCAATCATTGACACAAACGCATCCCATGTATGAAATTGCGTCAGTACCGTCAGTTTGCTAAGATATTCTTTGTTCTTCATTGCATCGGGGGTCGTGGTTGTTGCGGTGCAGCGCTAAAGCCCTGCTCGCCCGGAGTAGGTGCTGTACCTACGCCAATGTTACCACCACCTCCACCACTTGTGTCAGACACCGGCAGCGGTTGTTCGCCGCCCGGTGCAGCAGGCATAGCCGGTGCAGGCTGCATCTTCTGCAACAACAACGCTTGCTTCGCTGCCTCTTCCATGTCGTTAGAAACCAACTCGGGATCAAGATCCATCGACTTGGCGATTTCCTTGACGATGTAGGGCAGCTTAGCAAACGGAGCCAACACAGGGTTCTGCACCACTTGCAGAAACTGCAACAGACGCTGACTACGCACTTCGTTAGCCATCAGCGACTCGGTGCCGCGAGCATTCACTTCCAAATCACCAACGATCTCAGGATCGGGATCAAACTGCATGTTGAAGCTGAAGAAGGCTTCGCCCAACGGACGCAGCAGATAGTCGTCCATGTTCTTGATGACAGTCTTGATGTTGACGCTTGCCGCATTCATCAACATGGAGATGCCCGACGACGTGCGACCAACACCGCTCACACCAGTTTGCCCGTGAGCAAACGACGGCATGCCGGTAGATTCGTCAGCAAGCACACGAGCCTTGTCGAACAGTTGCAGATTGGTCTGGGCAACGTTAGGGAACGACGTACCAAACAATGCTTGACCGGGTGCGCCGCCTTGACGACGGAACACTTTGCCGGGGTAGACATTCATATCTTGACCGGGGACGAGGTTGGTTTCGTCAATCTCAAAAACGAGATTACCCGACAACACAGCGTTGTCCACAGCAAGGCGCATGAAGCCGTTCATCAGCGTCTGCGTGTCGTCCATGTTCTCGGCAACGCCGACACCGAACATCGAATACGGATTCAGTTCGTACGGGACGACATAGTACGGAATACGAGCAGGCTTAAAAGGATTGAGGACAAGACGTATGATCTTGCCACCGCTGAACCAGATGTTTGCCTGCAATTCAACGCTGTCCTCAAACTCTTCGGGGATGTCGATTTCATTGTCCTTCAACAACTCGACGTCGACAGCACCCCAATACTCCAACACTTCCCAACGCTCAACGCCCATGTTGGGTTCATAGTCGCTAAGATCGTCTTCCCAATACTCTTTGGTGTAGTTGGGGCCGTCCTGAATCAGAGCGTCAATGACTGACTTGCGGAACATCGGACGACGCTTGAGTTCAAGCATCTGCGTCTTGCTCAGCTTGTGACGCTCAATGAAGTAGGAAGACTCTTCAACGTTGTTGGCATCGGGATCGACATAGCTGTTCCAGACGCTGACGTGTTGAGCCTTCGGCATCACCTTCATGATGGGCTTATACTTGCCGTTCTCCCAACGAGCATATTCCTTGTCGACGGCGAACGGGCCTTTCATGATGCCGGTGCCGAACAAGGCGCATTCAAAAGCAGTGGAACGCAAATGCGTTGCAGCCTTGCTTTCATCAAGCTGATCACGAATCTTCTTATCCATCTTACGCGCAGCAATTTGAGCGGGAGAGAACGTAATTTGTGTGGGCAACTTGCCTGCGCCTTCTTTGACGTTAAGTCCCTTGAAGGCATTACGCATAGAACCGAGAAGATCAGTTACGCGAGTACCGGGAGCAAGCTTCTTGTCAAACGTAGACTCAGGAGTGGGCTGACCCGCTGCCTTCTTTTGCTCTTCAGCAACATCGATGTGGACATTCTCAGCGATGCCGATAGGTTGCGGTGTCGGATCAACAGAAATTGGAAACTTGCTGCCAGAAAACAGCACGTCGATGAGTTGACCATATGCAGCCAACACTTTTGTCTTCGTAACTTTGATGAAAACACGAGACTTCTCAGTCTCTGTGAACTTCATGTCAGGGCCGTAGATGCCACGATAGTTGCGATAGGCACGAAGCCAACGCTCTTCGTCATACCGGCGAGCTTGTTTCGAACGACTGAATCGCTCTTTGACGAAGTTAACCAATCCGCCGCCAGAAAACGTAGTTTCTCCGCTGTCGTCAGGCAGACCTAGTGATTTATCGTCAATAAAATTTTTGTCGTCACGAATAGCCATAATTAAGTCCTATTCAATATCCAAAGACAGGATCGGCAGGGGTTATACCACGCGATTGCTTAGATGGGTCAAAATCAAAGATATTTGCACTGCGAGGACGACTCATCACTCCATAACGCAGGGCATCATAGGTGTGGTCATTCTTCACTTTCGTGTCAATATCTTCGGGATTTGCCTTGTCCAACGGGATTGTTGGTAGATCTGCAATGAGTTGAGTGCAGTTTTCGAAGATTGTCATGCGCGGTTGATTGGTGTAGGAGTCAATCTGAAGCCTACGATGGATTTCATTCTTGCCTGCGACACGACTGCCTGCACTTCTGTCGGAAGGTCGCCACTTGCAGCCTTTGACGATCATCCGCTCTGCGATAGACGGGCCTGTATCGCCACGCTTATGCCAACAAGAGCTATCCAGAACACCATATCGGATGCGTTCACCCGACTCCATGCTCAAAATCATTTCTGCCAAATCTTCGGCAAGCACTTTTGTAACATAAAGCTCGCGATAAACGACAAGAGATTCGTCAGGTGCAACAGCAAACCAGATAACAGCAGTAAAACTCCCATAACCGTAGTCACAAGCACGAAACCTAGCCCAGTCAGAGGGAATAGAATAAGGCTCAACCACGTGAATTGAGCGCTTAAACTCCGGGAAAGCGGCACCCTCAGCGACATCCCAATCTCCTTCTAGCAGTTGGCGTCGCTGATGCTCTGGCAGCGACAAAAGCATTGTCTCATAGTCACCAGATTTGGTCAAATATGGGTTGTCGGATAGTCTGGCGGGTATAAACCGACGCTTAAACAGCGGTTGACCCGCTTTGCTATGTCCTTCCGGGTACACCATGCGGTCACCCGTCTCAATATCCGTCGCCCAAAATGCTTCACCCGGTGGGCATGGGTCAATAAACATCTTCTTAACCCATGCATGACCTTTGTTTCCGGGGTTAGTGGAGGCTCGCATGTAGACAGGCAGGTCAGAAGCTGCTGTACGCAAGCGAGAACGCATGTAGTTCCACGCAAAAGGCGTAGCCCACTGCGTCAATTCGTCAAAACCAATCCAACTGAACGACAAACCCTGATATCGCAGCACGTCTTCGTCGCGATCAAGGTAGGACATCCACAACCTACCACCACCCGGCACTTCCCATTGGAACTTTCGCTCGCTCCATTTGATGCCGGGGATGATTTTGGGGTACATCTCCTGCGATTTCCACACCAGTTCACGAAGTTCTTCGGTGGTGTGACGCAGAAGCAAGCCAGAAAACTGCGGATGTGTGATGTAGCGCAGAGGATCGGCAAGCATGGCGTAGCTTTTGCCACCACCTGCTGCACCTCCGTACAACACTTCGCGCTCTGAAGCCGCTAAGAATGCAGTTTGTGGGCCTGCGTTGGGCTTGAAGATGACGTTTTCAATCTCTACGCTCGGGTATTGGATATCTGTCGTAGAGACTTGTATAGGGTTCTTGATCGAAGAAGACGGTTTTGTCTTTTTTACCGAGGGTTTCTTCGAATTGTTTCGCTTTCTCAAGCGCGGCTTTGTATCTTCCGGCAAGGGAGAGATAGAAATTGTACTTATTTTTTCGCTTCCGCTCATCTCTTAGCCGTTTTCTTAGTCCATCAAGACTAATGCTTCGTCCTGTCTCCTTAGTCAGCCACGCTGCTACTTGCTTATATGTGTAGCGCTTACAATATTGCTCAGCAAGCTTTAGAGCATCAAGCTCTTTTGGGATTGGAATGTACCAACCCGGATCATTTTCGTCAACGTAATAGCCAAAAGGAATAGTTGGTTCTTTCCGCAGCCGTGGTATCTTGACGTATTGTGTACGTTCTACAGGTTGCGGCAGTATCCAACTTCCTAACAGTATCCTAGACATTTACTCCGAAGCATCTTTAGGGGGCAAAATCATAATGCCACCGCTAGATTGTACCTCAAGCTTTTCTGTTTTGACAACACCTGATCGATCAAGCAAGTCTTTGGCGGCAGCAAGCTTTTCCTTGATGCCGAGTTCTGTCGGATCGTCAATGCCATTAACGACAGCCATCGCAGCCTTCGGTGCGTGCATGGCAATGTAAAGCTGCGTTGCTTCGATGATGTGCTCTTTCAAGCTATTCATCAACTCCTTGGTCGGATAGTTCTTGCTATAGCCTGCCATTTCTTTGGCAACCGTAGGACTGCCATTGGCTTCGCCAAGCAGAGCGTCAATGAATTTCTTTTGCTGTTCGTTGATTTGTGTTTTCATGATTAGATGCTGTTGGCAAAGTTTTCTTCTGTCCGAATTGATACAGTGATTGAACTGCTACCAATGCTTGCAGAGCCTGTAATCTTATCTCCGCGATCAAGATAGAACGGATTGGTAATCTGCAAAATACTGCGAGGCTTTAGTTTCACTGTATCCATAATGTCATATGTCGTCGTAGTAGCAGCGCTATACCATTGCAACGTTACATCAACGTTGTTGTTGCTGCCGTTAGAAATCAAGATGCTGCTAACGTCTGCCCTGAACCCTGTCGGGACAACATAGACGTCCTGCGTGCTTGTAGTCAACACTGATCCAATGGTACGTTTTTTATTGCTCATCGACTTATCTCTTCCCAATCTACGGAACCCAAGACCTGATCCCCGTTGGACGCAGCCGCGCAAGCAAGCGTAATCTCATAGGCCGTCGCTGTGAACGGGTTGCGCTCAAGTTGAGTGGTAAACAGCGCCTCTTTGAGAATGTCCACACTGGTGGCTCCTTGGTTGGAGCCTTGGAAGTAGCCCGTCGCCAAGATGCGGCCCCCGGTAGAGGAGAACGATGTACCGGTGATGTTGTACTCAACGGAAGAGTTTGTGCCTGCACTGACCCAAGTGCCACCTGTCGTGGTGCCGTTTACAACCACCGACCACTGGTAGTTTGCGTTGTTCGTGACGCCCAAAATTGATATTGCGGTCAAGATAGCAATACCGTCTAACCGCGTTGATTTCAAACGAAACGACACGACGGGGTAAACCGTCCCGGCAGTGGTCAGTGTTTTTGGGGTTGTGATGGGAGTCCCTGCGGACAACTGCGCCCCGCGTAGTTCATAGCCACCCTCAGAAATCACCGTTGAGCAGACCTGTTTGAGCGTGCTTGCGCCGGTGGTTGCTGCCATATTGGTCATCTCGTACCGCAGCGGCAAAGAAGCGGTGGTGATGTAGGTGGTGTTGACCAGATTGGCGTGGTCGAAGTTGTGGCACGGAACGAATGCCCCGTTGATGATGAACCCCGTACGAACAGTACCAAGGCCCAACCACTCGATGTCCATGTACAGAATCTGCGCCTTGGAGGCATCCAAAGTGATACCGGATGGCCCAGTCCCATCAAGAGGGTCTTGATTCCAATTCGCCTGTGCAACGCGGGTGTTGACTACGCTGCCTGTCACGCTGCTGCGCTCGACCATGTAGTTGGTTGAGCCTTCGCGCTCAAAGTAAATGCCGTTGGCCGCACCGTAGTAGCCCGCACGTTGGCGCAGGTTGGCCTTGGCAGTGCCAAACACAAACGTGTTCATCACCAACAGGCTCTTACCCGGCTGATACGAAAAGACTTTGATGGTTTCACGAATGATCTCGTCGCCACTGGCCGAGCCAACCGTCATGTCGATCAAACCCTCGTTCGCATTGAACGTGGCGGCTGCCGTGCCGGTGATGCTGTTGACCCATAGGTTGTTGTCCGCGTAGCGGTGGGACGAGTCGAACAAGGTCAGCGGGTTGCTGACCCGCATCCGCCCGAAGGCATCAACGCTAGTGCCGCCAATAGTAACAGTGTTACCATCGGAGGCAATGCGTACTAGCGCAGGATAATGGGTGATGCTCACTTCTTCTTAGCCTTACGAGCCTCAGACAAAGCAATCGCGATGGCTTGCTTCGGATTTTTCACAACAGGAGCTTTCTTGCCTTTGCCGCCATGAAGAGTTCCTTCTTTGAACTCTTTCATGACGACACCGACTTTAGCTTGCTGTTTTGCAGAAAGCTTTGTAGCCATTTTACTTCTTCTTCGTGGCACAGCCACCCATAGCCATCTTCGTCTTACCCTTGCCCTTAGCCTTAGCAGGCACGGCAATCATAATGGCAACACCGGCAGCAGGCTTCTTGGCCATACCACCCTTAGCCATCGCAGTTTTCTGAGCCATTCCGCCCATATACATTTTCTTTTCTTTCATCAGGCACTTACCTGCCTTAGCGCAGGCAGCGGGGTTGGGACATCCAGCACAGGTTTTCATCACTTCTTTCCTTTCAGTTTAGGAGCGGCAAGCTTGGGCGACTTACCAATTGAAGGCTTTTTAGGAGCCTTAACACCGGCATAAATGGTGGGGACGCTTCCGCCCATCGCCATCTTCACCTTCTTCTTGACAGCCCCACCCTTGTACATCTCTTCAGCCTTCTTACGGGTTTCGTCGTCAATGTTCTTGTTGCGCCCTTCGCGCACAGACGCCTTCGGGCCTTCAGAAGCAAGCTCTGTCGTATAGCGCTTGCCTTCCCACGTAAACGTCTTGTCTCCGCCCTTGCGAGCAGCAGCGAAGGCTTCCTTGAACGTTGTCTTCTTCGGGGCAGGAGCTTCGTCTTCGTCGTCCATTGTGCGAGAGGCAACAGCAACACGCTTAGGCGTTGTGTCCTCTTCGTCTTCCTCACTGCGCATCCGACCACGTGTACGCTCAGCTTCACCGCGAGCCATACGACCACCTTCATAGCCTGCTGCCAAAGCAGCACCGCCGGCAGCAACACGACCACCAGTGCGAATAGCAGCCCTACCACCGGCTTCTTGCACGCTCTGACGAGCAGCACCACGCACTGTAGGCTCATCGTCAACGTTGAGAGCACGACGCATGGCAGCAACATCGCTGCGCTGCGACCTCACAACGTCTTCCTTCAAATCAGGAGTGAGCCGATTTTTACCTTTATTGGTAGCGCTACCGAAGGTGCGACCCAATCCTTTGCCAACAAGTTTACTCAGAGCCATATATCACTTTCTAAATTTTGCAGCCTTAGCCGCCACCTTCTCGGGCTGAGCAACAAATTGCTTACCCGCTTTGTTACCCGCAGCTTTTGCGGCGTTTGTTGCCTTTTTCTCCGCATCGCTCAAAGCAGACCATGCCGCTTTAGGCAAATAACGACGCTTTCCTTCAGAGGGCTTACCCGACGACGTTGTCCATTCTTGCTTTGTCCATTTCGTCATGGACTTCTGCGCCTCTGTCTTTTCGCCAGTGTAGCCACCGCTTTTTTCTTTGTAAATCTTACCCGCAAGCTGCATAGCTCTGGCGGAATGCTTACCACCCATCTTCGCCTTTGCTTGCGCCTTGGCAGACTCCCAAAGCTTTTCGTTGGTGCGTCCCATTATCGCTTCAGACTCCCGTCCTTGTTTCGCACAACTGACCGATTTGAAGAAGCAGCAACAGCACGTAGATTACTACGCTTGTTATTGCCGCCAGTAGAGATCGGTGTTTTGTGATCAACGTCTTTGCCGTCGCCTTTCTTAACGACGCCTTCCTTCTTCAGCAGCGAACGAGCAGCATTACGCTGAGCACGCTCTTTGACACGCTGCGGCTTGCTTTCTTTTTCCCAACGAAGCTCTTTGCTGTAGCTTCGCTTACCATCAGTCATGAACGGCATATTAGCAATTCCACGCTTTCAAAGACAACGCCTTACGTGTCGGCTTACCTTTGTCATCCTTCATAGGCCCCGGCATACCACTCATCCGCGCACAAAACGACTTACGACGCTTAGCGTCTTTTTCATTCTTCGGATTTGGTGCAGGTGGTTTCAAGTTGCCACCAGTAGCTTTGTTGTACGAAGCCCTGCCTTTGGCGTTTAAGCCGCCTTTGGGATCTTTGCCTTCTTTGCGTTGCCATGCAGGAGTTTTCATAAGGTCGCGTTGTAACAGCAAAACAAACAACAAGCAATAAGACACCCGTTTCGGGGCAACAAGAAATATGGGGTGTTGGTGGTTCTATAGAGGCTATGTAGCTGCCGTGTCAAGATCGGCAGACTACATAGTCGCTATCACTTACGACGTCTATTCACTACGCCTTCATACCATCCTTCGTCTCTCATCGCTTTATCAATGAGTGGAAGCGGTATCAGAAACCCCGTATGTTTTTCTAATGCTGCTCTAACGTAATAAACATCAGAATGAAAACCAACGGTTTTAACTTCTTCGCGATGCTTAAAGATTTCTTTCATCGCTACCGAATAATAACTATGCGGAGGATCGTTGACTCTAGCGCTAAGTTGTTCTCTTGTTTTAAACGAAGACATAGGATGTCCTTTCTGATGAATGTATCATCAGAGCAACATCATAACAACTTTGAATAAGGCTGTCAACATATTAGAGAAATATTGACAAGGTTTAAAGATGATTGCAACTAGTAGCGCTGATGTTTATTTTATTAACAAGCATCAATTATTTAATAGTTGCTTTAAGAAGGAATGTTGTAGATCTATATTACTACGCTGTGTAGACGGACTTAGCCTTCCTGCTAAGCCTTTACACAGCAGCGTTATTATGGACGCCACCACGACTCGACGAGCCTTTCGACATTGGGATGCTGTCTTCGCCGTCCCGTTGCGCTGTTTCAATGTCTTTCCCGTGGTAGCGCTGTTAACGACTGTGTCGTTCGTTGATCGCCACCGTTACCCGTCCGATCAACGGCACCAGTTTTACACAGCTAACGTGACGATGTCAAGCGGAATAAATGGGGACAGAGTCGTTTTTGCTGTGCCCTAGACTTTGTAGGGCTGTGTTTTTACATCGACGAGCGATAATACGAATGCAAATAAGAACAATTCTCAATTGAGATGGTGTAGGCTGTGTAGCTGACGTGTGCAAGCGGTGGCGAGTGGGGCAGATCGGTGGCGTGTGTGCAGAGTGGTGTAGAGCTAAGTTGTTGATGTAGACTGTGTTTCCTTGTTAGTGACCACTAACTTAACTATAAAATCCTAATCTGTGGGCGAGGCTGTATATAGTAGCGCGTACACCCCCGGGTGGCCCACGCCCGGCTACGCTCGCAGCAACTTCGTTGCCGTGTGTGTGCGTGTGTGTGATCGCGCATAATGCGCTGCGTAGCACGATCTCACGCGCATCAGATTCCGTTAGGAATCAAGCACTTAGCCTATATCTTCGATATAAGTCGGAGTCCGATTTTCAGAGCAAAACCGTATGTTAGTAACCACTAACTTCAGCCTAGACTGATATCCCCCTTTTCGATGTACAACATCGAACTACCCCACTCGCTAACGCATGACGTCGCATGACGTCACGTAACGTCACGCATCACGCACCGCATCGCGCTACACGTGACGTAGCACGCGCACACGCGCAGCAGCTTCGCTGCCAAAGCCGACGTCGAAAAACCCCACAGTTGACTCGGGCTTTGTTTGCCGACACAATGCGAACCCATCGACGGCATCCCGCTGTCGAATTCCTGAAAGGAAACACCATGCGTTATCTGCACAACGTACCTAGTTTCGTAGAAACTACCCGAGGTTTGTTCAGCGTCATTATTCCCCGTGAAGTCGTAGACTTCTATAGCGACGACGGATTCGGTAACTACGTTACCTTCGACAACACCATCGTTCAAGTGATGGCATCGGCTGAATCTTTGATTCAGCAGACATGTAACGAACGTGATGAAGCTCCGCTTCCGAAGCTCATCTAAAGCCCCACAGTTGACAGGGTTTTGTCGCCGCCCTACAATGGCGACTTTTCGACGGCATCCCGCCGCCACTTTCCTGAAAGGAAACACAATGCAAGTTCGTCACTTCACTACCGCTAAGTTCTCTGCTTTGCAGAGCTTTGCCGTCACGGTACAGACCGGCAGCGAAGCTGCCATTGAGCAAGCTACCTTGAAGCTGAAAGCTTCCCCTTTGTTTGCTTCGAAGGGTTGGCAAGCTAACATTGCGAAATTTGAAGCTATGCTTCAGGGCACTGTACCCTTCAGCATCTTTGCCGAAGGCAACAGCAAGCTGCCGTTCTATGCTTTCTCTACCCTGCCCGGTGTTACCTGTCCCGGAGCCGGAGAATGCTTAGCATTCTGCTACAGCTTCAGGGCATGGCGCTATCCCGCCGCATTCTTTCGTCAGTGTCAGAATGCATACCTGATGCGTTTCGATAGCCAAGCTATCGCTTTGAGCTTCGTCGATTTGCTTGAGAAAAACCCTATGGGTTTTGATTTCCGGCTGTATGTCGACGGCGACTTCTCATCACGTAGTGATGTTGCCTTTTGGATGCAATTGCTTTCGCAATTTCAGCAAGTCAAAACCTACGGCTACAGCAAGAGCTTCGCTCTGTTGCTTGACTTCGTCAAGAGCGGCGGTGTTGTCCCAGTCAACTACAAGTTGAATATTTCGTCGGGTCACAATGCTAGCGTTGACGTAGTCAACGAAATCCGTTCGATGCCCTTCGTTCGCGGCGACTTCGTCGCCGTCAGCATCGGTCGCAAAATCAAGTCCTCGGACTACGGTACGAAGCCCGTCAACGATGCGATTCGTGCTCGTTTCGAAGACAAAGTCTTCCCTTGTCCCGGCAAGTGCGGCACATGCACCAACGTAGGGCATGCATGCGGTAGCGACGTGTTCAAGGGACGTGTCATTGCCATCGCTGTCCACTAACATGTAACGACAGCCCCCTTCGGGGGGCGTCAACGAAAGCCCCTACAGTTGACAGGGTTTTTCGTTGGCGATTATAATAAAAGCCAATGCGACGCAGTGCCGAGTCGGTGAGAAGCTAGCCGGGTGATGCCGGGTTCCGACAGACGCAATGCGACGAAGTGTGAGTGAGCATGTATGTTACATGCAACCTCATGCGACAGGTCGACAGCGAGGTTAATAACCCCACGGTTGACAGGGATAAGCCGACGTCCCTATAATGTAAGGCAACACGAAGCGAAAGCTTCTCGCTCTTTAACAATCCGCTCTCAGTGTCGGTGCATGTGACAGATGCACTATGGGCTGACGTGAATGATGCATACGTTAAGGCATCATGCATTGGATAGAGTGCGGCATCTATACCATCTGTCCCCAAGTGAGAGTGGGTGCTCTTGCGACAGGGGGTTTTCTTGAATGCTTCGAGGTGGAGCATTCGACAAAACCTGAAAGGTTTGTGACATGGCATACACAATGAAGCGTTCGCTCCACGGATTAACCTACGATGATATCCGTAGGATATACGATAACAACCCAAGTCTAACTCTAAAAGAGTTATCTAATCTGACGGGGCTTGCTGTTCCGTTCCTCATGAAAATCCTTTTGAAAGGATTCTAACGTGACGTATTTCCTTGCCATCATCGTAGCACTCATCATCGTGTTCGTGTTGATTGAACGCGACGCATTCTGACAACCCTTTCCTGAAAGGAAACACACATGAAAAAGTTTCTCATCGCTGCCCAAAACTATGCCCACAATCAGGGTGACGGCGATTGGTTTTGTGAAGTCTACGGTAACTACCGTAGCTACATGAACATAGACGAAAGCACATGGTATACACTTTCATACTTGTACGGTAATGACATTGCAAACAATGTCAAGCAATCGTCGTTACCATCTTTCATCTAATCCTGAAAGGAAACATCATGATCTATAGTATTCGTTCAAAGCGCAACGAAGTTGCCTACACTGGTAAGTGTATCGTTGTGAGTGATGTGTGTAAGTTCTTCGGCGGCGATAGTTCGCAACCCTATGCCTCTAAAATTCTGATCAATCCGACATGGGCTGACCTATTTGCTTGTGCTAAAGCACAACAGAAGAAAACCCGCGACATACACCATGTCTTCTTCGAAGGCTACATCACAACGGGTCGAGTTGGTAGCAATCAGTCAATTGCGGCTCTTGAACTTCTTCTCGGTTCCTGAAAGGAAACACACATGCGAGTCTTCGTCTACTTCAATCTGCATCGTAAGTGCCTGAGCGTGAAGGCACTCGAAGGTGAGCGCAAAGGGCGTGTCATTGCCCATGCTGACATGGTTGTGTTGGACAACGTCACGTTCAAGGTGTCCGAAGCCGGACGTCAGCGTGTCATCCGTGAGCAACGCAAAAATGTACATGCCGGGGTTGTCGGTGAGCTTGAAAGCATGGGCATCAACACTACCATGCTGAACATTGCCGAAGCCCTGTACAGCCCTCTCAAGTACAACCCCTACAAATTCGACAGCTTCGTTCACGCTGTCAACGAAACGCCAGTGCGTAATGCAAAGCGTGCCATCGTTACATCACGTAATGGTAGGGGTGCCATCTTCGGCTACGAATGCCGACAAAACCCCTCCACTTGACTCGGGAATTATTTATCCCGTATACTTCAACCCATCGACAGCACCCCGCTGTCACTTTCCTGAAAGGATACAGCAATGCGTGACATCATCAGCGCCATCCGCCGCAGCTTCATCCGTACCTTTGCACGACACGTTGTCGTCGTCGTATGGGGCAACGCAACGTTCATGCACTACACCATCAAGCGCAACAGCGCTGACGAATGGGCTGCTGCATACCCTGCCGAAGCTTCGGCTGTCATCGTCAGCTTTTACTGAAAGGCCCCGCAACATGCGAACAATTCTCATTACCCATCTGTCCCATCACCCTGCTGAACCCGGATACATGGCGGCTGACTTCGGGTTGTCCGACAAGAACGATTGCGTAGTGCGAGCATTCGCTAACGTCGGTGTTGACACCTACCCTAATATTCGTGACCTGCTATTCCGTATGGGACGCAAGCAATTCCGTGGTACGAAGGTGACGACAACCCACGAAGTGGCGAAGATATTTGGCGCTACCTTCACCACACTGGGTGAGACGGGAAAGAAGCGCGACAGGCTGATGTCGCTGTACCAATGCGGTGCTGACGATGCCGACAGCAAAGGCTGCACCGTTGCCAACATCGCATCACGCTATCCCACGGGACGTCACATTGTGTCGGTGCGTGGACATGTGTTTGCACTCATCAACGGACGTATCATCGATACGTTTGCAAGCAAGCCCCGTACCCGTGTCATTGGTGTATACAGCTTTTCCTGAAAGGCGCAGCGATATGAAAGTAAAGACAAGCATTCTCAACGGTGCTGCCCTTGACTGGGCAGTGTGCGTATGTGAAGACGAATCCCCTAGCGGATACACCCGATACTCAACCGACTGGGCACAAGGTGGCCCGATCATCCAACAGAAGAGGATTGATGTGGTTTATGTGGGGTTCGAGCGACCAGATGACAAGCAATGGGTTGCGATGGATAAGAGCTACGGCCCCACGCCACTGGTCGCAGCCATGCGCTGCTACGTTGCCTCTTGCCTAGGTGATGAGGTTGACATCCCCGAAAATCTACTGTAATTTTCCTGAAAGGAAACTTATGAAAGTAAAGACAAGCATTCTCAACGGTGTTGCCCTTGACTGGGCGGTGGCAACCGCCGAAGGACACAAGGCAGAACTCGACGACAACGAAGTTGTTTCGTGGAAAGTTATTCTCAGCAATGCGTATCGCCTAGTGTGGCAACCATCAACGAATTGGTCGCAAGCCGGCCCAATCATCGAACGTGAACTCCTCACACTCGACTACAATCCGCTCACCCCTCACGGTAGACCTTGGATAGCTACGACACGGGGTGGGGCTGAAGAGTACGGCGCAACACCGCTCATCGCAGCGATGCGTGCTTACGTATCGTCGACGTTCGGTGATGACGTTGACATTCCCGAAGATCTTCTATGAGGCAAGCTATGCTTGAACATCAGTTTTATATTTCCGGTAGCGAGTCGCAAGGCTATGCTGTCATCGACGCTAGGGCAGGCATGCCCTTGTGTGCGACGAAGTCTACGATGACGGAAGCGCTTGAGGTTGTCATACAGTGGCGCTTGCCCCTGTCACCTATGATGTGGTGCAGTGACACGCTGTCATGGGTTGATATCCGACCCAAGGACGAATGACCCCATACTTGACTCGACTATTTATTTCGCTGTACAATTGATCCCATCGACGGCAATGTCGCCGTCACAACCCCGAAAGGAAACACCATGCGTCAATCACTCATCTTCTCCCGCCGCAACGACAACGGCGTGCTCACCGTCGAAGACATGCAGCAGCGTGCTCCCGCTATGTTCTCGGACACTAAGGCGGAGCGTCTGACGGATCGCTATGCAGCCTTCCGCACTGCGGATCTGTTGCCCATCATGGCAGACTACGGATACTTCCCTGTGCAAGCTGCACAGAAGCGTCCCACGAAGAACAGCCCGACCAAGGCTGAGCACAAGACTCACATGGTTGCCTTCAGCAAGGCTGACGATCAGGGTGATGGCTCAACCCGTGGCGAGATCATCGTCTACAACAGCCACGATGGTAGCTCTGCCCTGCGTTTGTTTGCCGGTGCATACCGCTTCATCTGCTCCAACGGCATCGTTGCCGGGGAAGGTATGCAGCAGCGTATCTACCACACGACGAAGTCGATTGCAGGATTCGAGCAATCCCTGCGCTCTACCATTGAGGCTTTGCCTTCGGTGTTGCAGCAGTTCGAGGTTGCCCGTAACATCAACCTCGACGGCATGCAGCAGTATGAGCTTGCTAAGCAAGCCGTGATGAAGCGTTGGGGTGCATGGGACGACAGCATTGTCGACGTCGATGGTCGCCCCATCAAGGGCAGCTACGCTGTTGACAAGACCATCCGTGATGCACTCGGCGTGCAGCGTAGCGAGGACAACCTGAGCGATGCCTTCACTGTGTGGAATCGTATTCAGGAGAATGTGCTGCGTGGCAACGTGATGATCAAGTCCATCACCGACAACAACGTCGGCATGCGTAAGGCTCGCCCTGTCACCGCAGTGGCTGAGCACGTTCGTATCAACCGCGAGTTGTTCGACCTGCTGCCTGCATAATGCAACGCAACAATGGGCTACCGCTTGTGTGGCCCTTCCCTACCTACAAAGGTGCGGCGCTGCCCGAGTCACAACGACAACGGCAGCGTCGTTTTTTACAACGACAACAACGTGAACAAAGTAAGCAAGCGCTTACGTCTATTCCACTCGCACCATTCTAAGGAAACATCATGAACACTGAGAAGCAATTCACTGTCACCGTCTACGCCGATCCCGGTCATGCATGGGCAAAGGTTAAACGCAGCGTGCTACAGAACCTCGGCATTGCCGACAAAGTATCACGCTATTCGTATCAGCGTGGAGACTATGCCTATCTCGAAGAGGATTGCGACTTCCCTCTGTTGATTGAAGCGCTCAACCAACGTAACACCCGCATCAAGTGCATTGAGAAGCACACAGACAAGGACAGCCGGGTGCGTAGCTACCAACACTACAGTGTCTGACGACGACAGCCTTTTTTGGGTGGCGCTATTAATGGCGCTGCCTTTCTTTCTTCGACTCATAACATGAACATCGAACAGCAACTCAACGAAATCCGTGAGCGTAACAATGAGCGTCTGAAAGACGCCATCAATCGACTCGGCACTAAATATCTTTTGCATCCGACAAATCGGGTGAAGAAGATTAAGCCGAAGAAAGGACATCTCAAATGATTAGTGAAGTTGATCTGCGTGATTGGATTCACATGAAACCAACCCCGTTGTATACAGTGCCTCGACGTAACTACGTGAGGTTTTGTGATCAGTATTTTTATTTCGATCATCTCGACGGCATGTATTCATATTGCCTCGACATGGCAGGAAATATATTTAATATCCCCGCAGCAGCACAAGTAACCCCGTTGCGAAAACGTAAGGAAGAAGATGAATCGTGATCAAGTTATCGGAATGTTTGTCGGCGCTTTTCTCGGTGATATGTTGGGTGCGCCGTATGAATTTGGCCCTGCCATGTCACCAGAGGATGTCAAGCTGACGACGGGTGGATCTCATGGCGTGACGTTGGGCGAGTACACCGACGACGGTGCGTTGACCCTTGCACTCGCAGAAAGCTACGTTGCCCGTGGCAAGTTTGATGCACAGGACGCAGCCAAGCGCTTCATCGACTGGCGTAGGAACGGCACGTATGGCACACGTGTCGGCAGCATCGTAGACATTGGGCGCACGACAGAGAACGCCATTGGACGCATGTCAGCAGAGCGCCCATACGCTGCGACAGGCGGCACACACGACAGCGGCAACGGCAGCATCATGCGTATTGCTGCATGCATTGCAGCCAACCATCGACGCCCTATGGAAGCTGTTGCCGACGCTGTCGCTGCTAGTCTGATGACGCATGGCAACTCAGATATTCTAAAATACACGGCGCTGTTTATTCAGGAAATATTGAGTGCTCCCGGCCCATTCAATACTTCGCTCTATCTTAATCCGTCGTCGTTCCGTGATGGCAAGGGTAGCATTATGTATGCATTCAATGCAGCACGCTATGCCATTCACTATGGCAAGGGTGACGGTGGCGAGGTATTGCGACGTGCTGTAGCCTATGGATGGGACACCGACACCAATGCCTGCGTTGCAGGAATGTGGGTTGGAGCACGTGAAGGCATCGATTGTTTCCCGAAGGAATATATCGACGCATTGCAAAACAAAGATCGCATCTTCGAAGTTGCCAACAAACTATTTGAGATTGGAGCAAGCAAATGAAACCTATAGTGAAATACGAAGAAAGTAGTTTCGAGTTGCACGAAAGTCACGGTGGCACGTATGCGAAAGTGTGGGCGTATGATCATCCGCGACTCGGACAAGAGTGGGTACGTACATCGCTCATCCTGCGTGACCTCGACGACGGTGGATTCGAGACGACGAACACCATCTACAAACCCGTTACCCGAAGCACCGAAGCATGACCGACCTTCCTCTTCACCTGCGCCATCGTGCCACTGA